CTACAACCGTAGATATGTCGAAAAAAAGCGAGAAAATGAACACGTATGAATTATATGTACGCGTGACGAACACATCGCCAGATACGCATAGCGAGACGTTTAAACGGTTTTGCTTAGTTGTGCATTACGTTAAGACTGGCAACAAAAAACGGTTAAGTGAAATGGTTTTGTCAAGGCAAGTAAAACTAGGGACGATCAATAAGATTGCCGAGTTAATAAATTAGTCATTGCAACCGGGCAGGACGCAGACTAACATCAACAAGCGGCTAGGGATTGCAACCTGAAACGTCGGAAACGCCTGCCGACTGCCGCATCAACTCCAGGCGACTAACTGAGGCGAGTTATGGACTATCACGAGTTTATTGCGTCAAAACACTTTAGGCCGATTGAAGCAGGATTTACCTATCAATGCCAATCTATTTTTATGCGCGACTATCAAAAATCAGTTGTTGAATGGGCTTTAGCGCGAGGTCGAGCGGCAGCGTTTTTAGATACTGGACTAGGAAAGACGCCAGTTGAATTAGATTTTGCGCAAGCGTGCGCAATCGAAACCGGAAAACCATCTTTGTTGTTGGCTCCACTGGCAGTAGCTCATCAAATACATCGTGAAGCTATGCGGTTTGGTTATGACGCGACGATTACGCGAGATCAGGAGTCGGTTCGCCCAGGCATAAATATTTGCAACTACGAGCAGTGTCACAAGCTAGATCCAGGCAAGTTTGGCGCAGTGGTGCTTGACGAGTCCAGCATATTAAAAGGCATGGATGGCAAGATGCGCAGGTTTTTAACTGAGGCATTTAAATCAGTTCCTTACCGGCTATCTGCATCAGCGACGCCCGCGCCCAATGATTTTATGGAACTGGGGACACAGTCTGAATTTCTTGGAATCATGAGTCAGGTTGAAATGCTGGCCACGTTCTTTATCCATGATGGCGGCGATACAAGCAAGTGGCGGCTTAAAGGGCATGGCAAGAAAAAATTCTTTGAATGGTTGGCAAATTGGGCAGTGATTATGCGTGACCCGTCTGATTATGGGTTTTCACCTCTGCCTAGCCTGCCTGCGTTAAATGTGGATCAAATCAGTATTGACAGCGGCATACGTGATGGCTTTTTTGCCCCAATAGCGCAGTCACTTGGCGACAGGCAAAAGGCGCGAAGAGGAACAATAGAGTCACGATGCAAGGTTGCGGCTGATTATGTAAACAGCGCAGAAGGACACGTTATTGTTTGGTGCGGGCTGAATGGTGAAGGCGATTTATTGCAGTCATTGATACCAGATGCGGTTCAGGTTTCAGGATCAGACAAAGACGACGCAAAAATAGATCGCATGGTCGGATTCAGCGAAGGCAAGTACCGCGTTTTGATTACTAAGCCAAAGATCGCCGGTTTCGGCATGAACTGGCAGCATTGCAGCAAAATGGTGTTTGTCGGCCTATCCGATTCATGGGAGCAATACTATCAGGCGGTTCGCAGATGCTGGCGACACGGGCAGCAACACCAAGTTGAGGTGAAGGTTATAACGGCTGACATTGAAGGCGCAGTGGTTGCGAACATACTACGCAAGCAGCAGCAGGCTGATACGATGATGGCAGAGATGGCGTCTATTGCGAAGCAGTCGTTCCACGGATTTGAAAAAGCAACTAACGAATTACGTTCATACACAGCAAATAAAAATGCACCACTACCTACTTTCATTTTGGGAGCACGTCATGCAGGTTAAAGATTATCAGCAAGGGAAAAACTACATCGCATATAACGCCGACTGCATAGAAGTTGCTCGCGAAATGGAATCAGATAGTGTCGGCTTTATTATCTATTCGCCACCATTCAGTTCTCTGTACACATACAGCAATGATGAACGCGACATGGGTAACAGCGCGAATGATGATGAGTTTTTCAAGCACTTTGGCTACCTGATCAAAGAAATGTACCGCGTGTTGAAGCCAGGGCGACTTATGGCAGTGCATTGCATGAATTTGCCATCCAGCAAGCAGAATGATGGCTTTATTGGCATTAAAGACTTCCGAGGAGACCTTATCCGAGCATTCCAGGCGAACGGGTTTCACTACCACTCTGAGGTGACAATTTGGAAAGATCCAGTGGTCGCTATGCAGCGTACCAAAGCGATTGGATTACTGCACAAGCAACTCAAAAAAGACAGCACGATCAGCAGGCAAGGCATACCAGACTATTTAGTTGTAATGCGCAAAGAAGGTGACAACCCTGATCCGGTAAGTGGCGAGCTTCAATATTACGTTGGCAGCGATCCGGCCCCAGGATTTAAGTCGATTTGTCGGTCTGATGGATCTTTGTATTGGGTAGTCAGCCACGAGAATGCAACCAATATTGACACATGGCAGCGCTATGCAAGCCCTGTATGGATGGACATTAACCCCACAAGAACGCTGCAATACCAGAACGCTAGGGCGAGCGATGATGAGCGGCATATCTGCCCGCTACAGCTTGACGTTATCGAGCGGTCAATGCAGTTATGGAGCAACTCAGATGATGTCGTGTTTAGCCCGTTTATGGGGATTGGTTCTGAGGGTTATGTGGCGCTGCAAATGGGGCGCAAGTTCGTTGGCGCAGAATTGAAGGAATCATACTTTGAACTTGCTAAGCGCAATCTCGAAGAGGCTGAAAACGTGGCTCAGGCCGACATGTTCGGAGAATTGTTCTAATGCCAACCCAGCGCGAAATAGCAAAAGAGCACGGAATGTCATTCCCGTCTGTCGTGCGACTGTATGCCGAGGCCGGGCATAGCATCCATGACACGGCGCTGATCCTGGAGCGCGACCCGGCAGCGTTCCGGCGTCTCTGCCAGCGCCAGGGATGGGAGGGTCTTTTTAAGCGCGGCGAGGATAGCGTGGCGTCAAAGCAGGCCAGGGCAGATAGGCGAGGCATATGCACAGACGGGTTAAAAAAGGCCTGTGAGGTCGCAAGCGCGGCTAACCCTGGTTATCAGTGGGTAACACTGGATGGCGTCACAGATACGCTTGCAGGTCACGCTAGGCGGTTAGGGTTGGCATACTCGACCGTAGTTAAGCGCAACAAGCGCAGGCCAGGCGACTGGTCGTATGTGTTTGCGCAGCGCAGTCACGTCAAGCCGCCGGGGACTCAGGGGCACAAGTGGCGCAATTTGGTTATAACAAAGCACCCAGATTAGTCAAAAACGGTATTTTGCTTGCGCGCAGCAGACTGCTACGCTAATGGCAGGTCAATATAGAGGGTAAATTTATGGCTGTCGGATATCACAAGTTAAACACCAGTGGGGCGAGAAACAGAAATAAAAAAACAGAACATCAGTCTGCAAAACCTGTTGTTGTGAAAAAAGGTTACAGATTTTTCGATGCAATGTATGGAGCTGGAATAACTGAAGATGACTTTGTGTCTGATGTCGATGAGATATTATGCAGGTTTGATTCTGGGATGACAGTGAAGTTGCAAGGAAGAGCAATCAGGGCTGGCAATCCGTTATGATAAAAAGTATCGCGACACAGGAAGCGGCAATCACATACAAAGAAAAGGCAGACGGGAATCATTTGTTGTTTTTTGACCCGCCATGGGAATCAATAGATGCATACAGCTACATGGCAGAATCAAAAAATGTTTTGGCGTTTGCTGATGGGTTTAGGGTTGGCGACATTGTTAATATTTTTGGCGCTCCATCCTGGGTGTTTTGCTGGGACTGCGTTACATCATGGTACACGCCAAATAGGCCGCTCAGGCGTGCGAAGTACGCAGTCTGGTACGGGGATATTTCGATGTATCGGCCTGATGGTTATTTGCAGCCTTGGGCAAAAAAAAACGAGCCTAGAATAGTAAAAAACTCTCGCGGCGTGCACCAATACTGCCCAGCGCCAGGTCGGATGCTTAGCGATGTGTTCTCAGAGCCGATTACAAAGTTGCACGGGAGTGGAGGTCACAAGCACAGCAAGCCGATTGACTGGGTTACCCAGCTTATAGCAAACACGAGACCAGAAAACGGGTTCGTTTTAGACCCTTTTTGCGGTGGCGGAGCGTCAGCAGTGGCGTGCGAGAGAATTGGTGCCGATTGGTACGGCGGCGACATAGACCCTGATTGCGTTCAGTATACGCTCGACGCTGTGGCTTATGAGTCGCAACGGGCCGGCATGACTGACGCGATGCAGGAGATCTTAGATTTAGCTGGGACAGCATTGCCCAGATCATAGGTCAGCCTGCCGTGACATATATCCGCACCGCTGACCTGATCATGCAGGCGCGGCAGGTAATCACGCTCATAATCGAGCAGGGTTACAACGTGACGACTGACGGCAGGCAGGTCTATACCAACATGCCAATCAAGTCTAAGGCTGAGTGGCAGGCTTTTCAGCCAGCACTTATCAAAGCGATACAACGGGGGCGCAAATGATCAGTTATTCTGACTGGGTGGCAGAACTCGAAAAAAAGGTTCGTGAAGGTGGAGCGGTGCGCGACTATCACAACCAGATCATCATCTGTGACAAACACGTCTACGATCAAATGGCTCTGCACAACCAGACTGCTTTTTATGATGCAGTAAGCGCTGCTCTTGATCCTGCGATAACAAGTCCGTTCGCACGACAAAAAATAATCGATTTGTTCCGCGATGCGTTTTACCAGCTCGCGGCTATGAACGAAAGCAAGTTACGCAAACTTTACGCGGGTAAATCATGGAAGCATCAATAAAAATGAGTTTCGACGAGATGCAGAAGAAAGTCGATAAGCTTCAAAACGCTGTATCTAAAGTACAGTACAAGCTGAAAACGATCACGCCTGATCAAATGAGCGTGGTCGAGGATAGACTAAAAACGATTACAGGTCACCTGGGCCAATTGATCAACACCAGCGCAGTGATCGAGCAGGTAGCGCTGTTACTCAATCAGCGCAGTGATCCAGACGGGTTGCGCATTGTTGCCACGCTATGCAGGCGCGTAACCGATGAGCCAGGATGGTTCAAGAAGTGCGAAAAACTATCATTGGAAGACGTCATTGAGCAGGTAAGGGGTGAGTTATGAAATCAATTGAAACGAATGGTCAGAAATATCTGGGCCAATGATCGCACAAGGCGCACCGGCTGAGGTTATACGCGAATATCGAGGCGTATTTCTGACTGGGATGTTAGTCGGCTTGGACATTAAGTTAGTGACCAAGCGCGACATCAAGGAAGCAGTTGATTACCTGACTGCGCAACTTGGCGAATTGATGCTTATGGAGGCATGAAGGTTCACGTGATGATCCCGGCTGGAAATGGTGAGGACTTTAACGATGTGCTTTTGCGAGGTGGTGCCAGATGAAACTTATCAACAAGTTATTCACAACCCGCTCAACAAAAGATCAAGAGATAGCTGAACTTAAATACAGGATTCGGCAACTCGAAAAAGAACTGATCCGCGAGCGCGGCCTGAAGCAGACGTGCAAGATCCTGGCGGGCGATCATGACCCAGGAACTTGCACTAATCGCACTGGCAGCACTGATCGGCATTCCGGCAGCGGCGCTTTTTGGCTTGGTGATTATGGTAACGGTAGCGTTCTCGGAGTACGACGATGATGATTGATTGGTCACTGGTGATTGTTTTGCTCAAGAAATACTACGGCAACGCAGACAAAATTGCGAAAGAGTCGGTTAGCGACTGGCAGCACATAGGCCGGTTAGCGCGTGGCGAAGTCAACGAGCCGCGATTTAACACGGGAATCAGGCTGCTTGACCTGCTTGCAAAGCACGCACCGGAGCACGAATGCCAGCGCGTGATACTAAACAAGTCGGCGTTTCTGAATCAGATGAGGACGGTTGCATGACTGACGCACAGATTAGAAAAATGCGATTCCTGCGCGAGTACAACCCGCAACACTGGACGTATAAGCAGCTTGCAGCGGAGTTCAAATGCGGAGAAAGCACGGTGAGAGACATTATTAAGCACTGGACGAGGTGGTCTGCGTGAAGATGCTATACGAAAAAGTTGGCAAACGGTATGCGCCGGTTGGCGTGCAGTTAATTCAGACTACTGAGCAGAGAGTAGCAATTATTTATGCGTTTCGTTTTGCGCTTGGCCGAAGGACATTTGCATCGCTGACAATGCAGGAAATTATCACGCAAGCGTGGTCGAGGTTGGATGATGGCACGAAAACACTGATCAAGCGCGAAATCATTGAAGCTGAGAAAGATGGCATGCTGGGCGACGAGTGCGACAAGAAGGGCTGGCTGAAACTGCTGGAGCTGCCGGAATGATGAGACGCGAACCTGAATACATTATCGATTGTAAAGAGCGCCTGCCAATGGCTATCGCTTGGATGCAGCAGAAGGTATTAACCGGCCTGCAAACAGGCAAGCCCGTTGCGGTCAGGCTTGGCAGAGAACGACGCAATTTAGAAATGAATGCAAAGCTCTGGGCCATGTTGAGCGACGTTTCACAGCAGGTTAAATGGTTCAATCAGGCACTAACGCCAGAAGACTGGAAGCATGTATTCAGCGCTTCTGTGCTAAACCAGCGAACGGTGCCAGGCATTGATGGCGGGATAGTCGTGCTTGGCCAAAGCACAAGCAGGATGACTAAAAAGCAGTTTGGCGAACTGATCGAGTTTATCTATTCCTGGGGCGCTGAGAATAACGTGCTCTGGTCTGAGCCGGTGCCAGAAGAATACCGGCATTTGATGGAGCGTTGCGCATGAACATAAAAACGAAATTCGGAATAGGCGAAATCGTTATCCACAAATTTGGCAAGCGCGACTGTGACGATGAAATGCTTGAAGTTATCGCGATTCACGTTGAAAAGGATTTTATTCGCTACGTTTGCCGATACCCGAAAGGGATCGTGGGAGCGTTTCGCGAAGACGAGCTAGAGGGTGATCCAGAGTACAACCAGGAAACAGGCGGTTACGCATGACCCGCATCAAATCAAAACCTTCTCTATTCCAGCCAGCACTTTACGGAGATATCTATGCGATACAAGAAAGTTAAAAAAACCACCACATCAAGGCCAGAAACAATTCCTGTGGTGGGGATGTTGTATATCGTCGAAGTAAAAATGTTCAAGAGGTCTACTGGAGAAAAAACCAAACAGAAATTATTACTTGTCGGTGCTCAGGAGTCTGACATAGAAAGCAAGCTGCGGTGGATTCTGGATGCGTCGCTTTACGACTCTTTCGTTATTGCTAGTGTAGATAAAGTGCGAGAGAAAGTTCATGTGTTGTCAACTGTTATTACACAAGAGAAATCGCAGCCAGACGCAGTGATAGATCGCGGTGGTCGATCAGAAAACATTTATCAAATGGCGAGCAATGATAGGCGGCAGTACGCGGTTGGTATATCGACAATTATCACTGCGGAAGACGAGGCCGCAGCGTTACGCAAAGTTGGACATGCGCTGATCAACGACCAAGTCAGCTTGAGCACAACAGGCGCTAGTTTACCATCATCAACCACCATCATTATTGAGGAGGTAGCAAAAAAAAGCGGCTATGCGACTGCGCGGGATGTTTCTACAGAAAAGAACAGAGCGTCATTTGTGCGTGGATGACGTGATGAAAATCGAAAGCCGGAAAATCCGCGAATCCGCAAGGGGCGAGGACTGTACGCTAAACATTCTTGGTGCGT